CAAATACGAGCATTTGTTTTTCCGACATAAGTTTTATCTTTAAACTTGGCTTTCTTAACTGCTTGTTTACTAGGTGGTTTTGGTTTATTCAGTTCATCCAACTCAGAAGTCTGTGTTGGGACTGAAAATTGTGTTCGTAGTTTCATTGAATTTACAGGTAGATTTATCGTATTTCAGTTCGGCAGCTACACCTGTTTCTCCTGAGTACCTATTCTTTAAAACTCTTAAAATTGACACATCATCCTCCGATTGCTGATCGCGCTCTAAAGCTAAAACGGTGTCAGATAATTGAGAAATCGAAGCTGAACCTCTAAGTTGTCCTATAGAAACTCTCTGTCCGTCCTCATGTGCCTTATCATTTTGTGCTCGTCTCAGGTGGGAAACAAGAAATAACTTTATACCAGTTCGTTCAACCAATGACCTTAATTTAGTCATGGTTGTATCTATCATTCTTCGTTCGTCCCCATCCAATCCGCTGAGTAGTATGGATAGATGGTCGAGGAAAATGATTCGGATGTCAAGTCCCAATGCCATGTATTCGATTCTGTTGTAGATAACGTCCGGCGATAATGAGCCAAAGTGATCGTACAAATAAAGATTCCAGCTACCAATAGTGGCATCGTAGGCTTGTTGTAAAACATCCCTTTTGTGTTCTCCTAAATGTAATGCTTGTCCTGTAGCTACTGACATTAGACCTAATGCCGTTCGCCTGTTAGATTCTTCTAATGCGATATAGCCAACACGTTCTCCAGAACTTAATAAATCAGTAGCGAGCTGGCGACAGAAGGTTGATTTTCCCTGACCTGTGCCTGCTGTTATCGTGGTAAGTTCTCCGTATCGGATTCCGTGTGTTTTTTCTTGCAATCCTTCTAAGTTATATTTGTGATCGCATGGTGGACTAGGTGTCGTTACCAGTTCTAGTAACGATTTTCCATCCACAATTCCATCAGGTTGATATACTTTCGCATCCCAAATCGCACGACGAATAGCATCCGCATCATTCGCCTGTAAAGCATCGCTGGCATCCTTATAAGGTTCTGCCAAGTGAGCAATCTTAACGGTTCCTTGAGGCAATAAAGTAGCAACTTGCTCTGTAGCTTTTCGTCCGGCATCATCCTTGTCGAAGAATAAGATGATTTCCGAATATCCTTGTAAAAAAGGTATTTGTTTTTGAATGTCTTTTTTGGCTGACGCTGCCCCATGTGGTAACGAAACCATCGGCCAGTTCTCCATCGCTTCATAGCAGCTTGCAGCATCTAGCTCACCCTCGGTAATAACAATTCGTTTGCCAGTAGTAGGGAATAAATGCTGACCAAATAGAGTGTCAGTACTTTCTCCTTCATATTTAAAATCCTTACTTTTCGTCTTTACTTTGAAACCTTTAAGGCGTCCAGAGCTGTCGAAATAAGGGAAGCGTAAGTATGCATCGTCTCTGTAGATTTTGTAAAACTGGCATACTCTTTCGCTAATGTTCCGTTTTTGCAGCCTTTGGGCTGATCCTTTGAAATTAACATTTGTCTGCATTTGATGAGTGTGTTCTGTATCGCCAGCTGTGTATGTTTGACAACTAAAGCAGTAGCTGTGACCGTCCGTATAAACGCTGTTAGCATCGGACGATCCACATACACCGCATGGCTCATGTCGTATAAATTCGCTTTCGGTCATTTGAGCCAATCAATTGGTATGGCGTGAAATGCACACCATAAAATTCCGTATCTCTTACACCATTGGGCATAAGTAGTCTTTGATTTTTTTGATATTTTTTTATAAGGATCTTGAAAAACCATCCTTAAATCTATATCTGGATTATCTTGAATAACCTGTCTTATCTTGCGCCTATCATCAGGTCGCCAGAAACCTTTAGTCTCAAGGCATACGCCGTTCGGCAAGATAAAATCTGGGGTGTATTTATGAGTAATGGTATAGTCAAAACTTTTACCTTCATATTCATAATTCACACCCAGTTCACATAAAAGATCAGAGACTTTCTCCTCTAATCCTGATTTAAACATTAGAAGTCGTCGTCTTCTACTGAGCTAGGAGTTGTGTCAGGAGTAACATTTGGATCATCAGCTTTAAAGCCAGAGGTTTTTCCAAACAACTCAGCTACACCACCTTCATCCAAATCTCCTGTATCCACTCCAGCACCGGATTGAATACTGACGATTTGTACACCCGATAGCTTAAGGCTAGTGCCATAGGTAACGCCATCGCGCAATATATAAGGCTTTTGATGAAAGCCAAGCTTAACTTTTGATCCTTCATATACTGGTGTATCTACGTTCGTGATTGGTGTTCCCTCGGTATCAACTACTGGTGGTCTTTTATCCTCAGCCCAAGAAAATTTAATTATGTATTTTCCATCGCTAACTTCTTCCCAAGGTTCTGGTCGTAGAGTTGAACGCTTAGGATTCTTTAATTTTGATTCTGCCCACTTAAGACAGTCAGCTCTTTCTTCCTCAAGATCAAAAATTACATCACTTCCGACTACAGCCTTAAGTGAATAGCCAAATTTACTTGGCTTTAATATCGCCTGATAACCTTCAAGAGTTACAGGACTAGGTGTTACATGTATGTTTCTCATTAACAGAAAAAATAAGTGGATTCAATTACCTCGGACGGTTGAAGGTCTCCAATAATCGGTAAGTCAGACTCAGCTCCAATAGCTTGGGCAAAGTCTCTTAAAAAATCATGCTCCGCAAATAGGTGCATGTAAGTATCGCGTACTAACGTTGAAAGGTGAGTCATATCTGTAGCTCTACACAAAACACTATCGTGTATAAGACTAACAGGAGCATCAAATTTAATAGCTGAAAGGTGTAGCAAACTTGCATCTAAAGAGTGAATTAGATTAGGTGCTGTTGCATTCTTGTGATGTAAAAGATCTACTCCTTTATTCTTATCTGTACCTACTCTTAAATTAGTAGTCCCAAATAACTGTAGTTCAACTCTTTTCCAATCTTGTTTCATAAGTTTTTGAGTAACCCTAAAACCAGATGGTGTGACCCACATTAATTGTTTTGCTCCATCTTTTATAGCTTTACTTACTTCTTGCTCTATCCATCTCATGACTCTCATCGGCCCCGGAACTACTACTTCCATGGCATTCCTGACCGCTTGAACTAATTGAGTAAGTTCATCTTTATCTACCTCAATATCTTTATCTTTAAATGCATCTCTTATATACTGCCTATTACTAAAAGGTTTAGCATTGTAGGGTATTGTCATCACGCACCTTTTGGTCGCCTTCCTATCCCAGTAAGGACGTAGCCTTTCGGGAATATTCGGACGACTTTGATCCGCTATAACTTGATATGCATCTTGAGGTTTATCACTTGGTATAACATTTACCAAGGTGGCTGTGGACTTATCGCGAGCTAAGCCTGCAAGAATTTGCAAGCCAGAACAGGTAGCATCGGTAGCCACGGGTAGACCAGTAGACATCCTTGTTTTAGCTATAACTACAAAGTAGTACTCCTCACATGCAGCAAGGAATTGCCAAGGTTCGTCAGCCGTCTCCCAATCTCCAATATTATTTATAGGGTCAGTAGCTACTCGTTTAATTCTTGCCTTATTCTCAATAAGTTTCGGCCACATTAGTCTCTCATCTAACGTTGCCTTATCAAGACCAGCAGTTGTAGCTACTTGAAAAGCTAACCACTTTTCCCCGTCTTCAGTTATCTCTGACTCCTCACTAAACTTAAGTAAACTTTTTCCAAAGTCCGTGTCTTGTGGTGTGAGGAAACTAGGTATAGGGTATGCTCTACCCCTGTAATCGAAAGACCAAGGTATAAAGAAATCTTTTCCCTCAAACTCTCTGACACAATTCATTGTCATCCTAGTTCGACAGGATATTCTCCATTCGTTAGCGTTTTTATTATGTGCTATTGATACCTCTTTCTTCCATGCCTTCTTGCTGTCTTTATTAGTATCAAAGTCAGCAGGCTTGGGAGGTATGGTGTGATTAATAACAGGACGAAACTTTCCTACTTCAATTTCTCTCTCTTCTAACTCCTTTGATACTTCAGTTATAAAAGGATTTAATTTGTATTTTACCTTCTGTATTTTGTTTAAAAAATTGTAGGTATTTTTCCCCTGTATAGGTAACGGTTCACCTCGACGTACCATTTCATGGCAATTAGTTAACTGATTTAAGTAGTATCCGCCATCATGCACATTAGTCCAATCTCTTGGCTCAATAAGCATTGGTTTAGTTAACGGACTAAACAGCTCAGTTAATCTAACTATCTCATCTTTATGCTTGTTAAATTCGGCTGTTGTTATGACATAAGTTTTTGATTTGCGACCTACTCTTTGCTCTACGTTAGTAAACCAACCCGATGAAAAGGCAAGGCACTCTAATAAAAATCCTCCCAGTTGTACTTTCTTAATACCGTTCCATGGTTGCCAAGGTATGATGTCATGCTTATTCATTATTGTTTGCATGCTCTTCCGTTTATACTCAGTCCCTTTTGCTTGATGCCAGTAATTTTCCTTTAAAGTTCTAAATAAAGCGGGAGTACATTTTTCGTAATACCGCATTTGACATTCAGCTTCTATTGCAGAAGCGATTGACTCGACGACTTTAATGACTAATTGATTCTTTTTTACTGGAGAAAATACTTTATCAAACGTTAGCTTTGCAGTTATTACTGCCTGAGACTCAGTATCTATGGCTAAAAGATATGGCATTAATGCAACCATACTTCCTGCGCCATGTTTCTTTATAGTATCTGCACGTTCCTGTTTTCTTTTATCTATGTATTCAACAAATGTTGGCAACAATGTAGCAATAGAAGCAGAACCATAAACAGTTGCGGATGCGTATTCTTTATTTTCTAAATGAAGGGTGTCCTTCCTTAATTTTTCTAATCCGCCCCTTATTTGATTACGCTCTAATGTCTCCTGCTGCTCAATTTCAGCACGTAAAGGCATGTATTTTTATTCGGTAGATTATGGATATTTAATTATGCTAAGGTGTATAATTTCAAAACCGTTGCAATAAAAAAGCTCTCAGCTTTTCAGCTCAGAGCGTATTCAACATTGTATTCAGATTACGGGAGATTTTAAGTCCGGCGCGTCTACCAATTCCGCCACACTCCCAAGGGAACTGCGCGTATTTATTGTAACTGACGCACTTAACATATCAATAATCCGTAATGAAAAATGCTGATTTTCGCACCTAGTAGATGCGGGAGACTACACATATGCGAAGTCTATAGAGTTAGCTCTTTTTGCTAAGTCCTTGTCATTTGCATGCAAGTATCTTTCTGTAACGCGGGTCGAGCTATGACCCATGTGGGTGGCAACTTCCACAATATTCAAACCTGATTGAATAAGTAATGTTCCACATGTATGTCTGAGTCCATGAAATTTCCATGGGCTACCTTCACCAACTGGTTTGCCTAAATGCCTTAAGCATCTATGCCACCAACTCCTCATCTGGTCACTATTTAACCAGTCATCACCAAATGTAAGTCCAAACTTATTGTTTGCCATACGCTTGGTCAAGATAGGGAGTAAGGATTCATGTATTCCTACATAACGTGATTCACCTTTTTTATGCTTTGCATCCTTTACCCTTATGGAGCGTTGATCTATGTCAATGCAATCATTAGTAAGTTTTAGGATCTCACCTTGTCGCATTCCTGTAAGAACTGCAAACAATATGATGTCACCTAAGTCGTCATTAGCTAAGGTGTTTCGTGCATATGAAATCATCTCATAGACTTCATTTGCAGTAAATGCGTCCCTGTCATTACGGGTTTTTGCCTCGTTGTACCTTTCAAATTTAGGGATTGTCCAATCCTGTGATAGTAACTGGTTTTTCTGAGAGAAATACAAGATAGTTGAGACAGCTGAGACATACCTATTTAGGGATGCATTGGATAGTCCTTGGTCATGTAATTCTCTACAATCCTCTAACAATAACCTATATGTGATCTTATGAGGATCGAAATTCCAATGATGAAACTCCGTAAATTTACCTGAATACAAAATTGCAGACTTTCGTCCACTATTTTGCCAAGTGGGACGCTCGTTGAGTGTGTAATTACGACACTCTTTCCATGTAGCTTTAGTCATAAAGTTGTGATTTGAGAGATTCGACTAAGGCTTTACCTTCTTTGGTCAAGGCTAGAGCATACCTTCTACGACTAGAAGGATCTCTCTCCTTGCTAATCAGGTTCATGCCTTTTTTGGTTTTGTAACGATGGATCTTTGCAAGATAGTCAGTATTCCTACTGCCTGCTGCATTCGAGTATCCAAGTGCCTCCTCAAGTGCTTGCTTATGACAATTGTCATGTGAAGCAACATACAAGAATGTAAGTTGTAATTGAAGTGGCATTTCAGGGTCAAAAATACTAAACGTCTTCATACATTTGAAGAGTTTAAGCATTTTATTATCAGTTATCTGATTCCTGAGAGGATCGGTTGTTCGTTCCATCGTCTTGTGGTGGGTTTTGTCCTGCCGGACACGTGTACTGTAGCACAAATCTACCGAGGTGTATATCGAAATCACAGAATTTCTCTTCATCTACTCCTAGATAAAAATTGCCTTTACTAAATAAACAGCTCATAAAAGATTTAAAATATGTTTGTAGTGTATAGGTAAATATTCCCAGAAAAATGGGACTGTATATTATGTACAACAAATTGCTCACATTTTACAGTTTAACTGTCTTTACTGCTGTGCTGTAAATACATATTTAATGCACGATTAGCTAACTCATCTAAAGTCAGCATCTGTTGTGCCGCAAGCACTTTGAGGCGGTAATGTTTATCATTATCAACCTTAATCGTTAATCTTTTAATAATGGCTTTAACCCCACTAAGTATTAATTTGTATCTATAGTAACAGTATCGTCAGCCAACTGTTGTGACAAAAGGTTAAGCAGTTCTGTTCGTTTTGGATGGTTATTTACATCGCGTAACAATTCTGCATAGCGGATTTCAAATGTTCTTTTTTTCATCGTTGTTAAAGTCAAAAGGTAATTCGTCAGGTTTTAGGAAGTACATTCCTTCCATAGTGCATACGTACATTTCTTTGTTATCTTTTATTGCACGTTGCATGCGTTGTTTAGTACCGCGTTCGGTGTTGTAGTAAAACTCCTCGACCTTACCTGTTTCTTCATCCTTAGTCCTTACTAAGGCATAGACAGAATCAGGAAGTTCATAGCCATATATTTTCCAGTCTTCTAACTGTTCATATGGCATAGGTCTGAAAAACTGGTCTGGAGTGTCCTTGATTGCTCGCCAATTATTCGGGAAATATTTCCTTTTTTTCATTTTTTTTCTTTAATGGGTTTAACATCTAAAAGTGTGTGACCATAATGATCGCAGTAGTTCTTGGCGTGCCAAGCGGCATCCTCGTCACTATTTAAGCCATCAAAATAGCCAGTTAAACTAGCACCATCTTTAGGAAGATAGTGGAATTTGTAAGTTGTCATGGCGAGCCTGAGTCCGTGTGATGAGTGTGAAATACCTGTACCTTTTGGGCGGGTTTATTGACTGTCAGGCTTAGTCTTAGCTTTACTCTTCTATTTTCATAAAGGCAGATCTATAGGTTTTTACTGCATCCGTGATGTCTTGGTCTTTATTAACGTAAATCTTGCAATATCTATTGCATCTAATCAGATGGTCATAAGACCAATCGTCGTACATCCCTGCGATTTGATCGGTATAGTCAGTCTGATTTGTCATTGTAAATGAGCCTTAATTTCTAGTGCATAATCTGCTTCTGGTTTCATTCGGATAGTATCGACCTTGCCTATCTTTTTAAGATTTAATGCTCTCAATTTGGCTTGTTTAGGATTGTCTGCTTCTACTTGGTAGAAGTCATAAATAAGTTTCTTTACTCGCACTTCGTATCGCATCTTAAAATCTCCAATAATTCGTCTACTTCCTCTCCTTTAAGAGGATGTTTATGTTTATGTTTTGACCAGTAACCAGCTTCCATAACTAAGATTTCAAGGTTACGTTGCTGTATGTCAGTAAGTTCAATTAAAGCCATATGGTGTTCCCCTCCATGCGAAAGTCTCCTTTCTCCTTGATTACTGGGAGCTGTGGTTCTGGTTTGAATGTGTTCTCAAGTATTTCAAACTTCAAGGCTTTATCTTTCATTAATTTGAATAAGTGGACTAAATCCTCAAAGCTTGTATCCTCGTTTAAATCAGGATCAAAGGCTTGAGCTATAAGAAATAGCTTGTCAATTAGTGTGTGTTCGTTCATGCTGTCTCCTCTTCATAGGTAATGACTGCCGCCTGTGCTTCTTCTAGTGTGTCGAAAGTGTCATGAGTTTCCTCAATTTCCCATACGCCAACACCATTGGTACATTTAATAATGTTCATGCTATTGTCCTCACCCATAGATGTTCCTTCTTACCAAATTTTCCAATGGTATATTTAGAAGTTTTCTTTAGTAATCCATCCTTAGATAGATTTGTCATACCTCTTCTTATAGAAGTAATAGGACACTTCAGCTTGGTTAAGAAGTGAACCATTGAAGGACTTAAAGGTTCTTGAGCTGATTTAAAACAGTCAAGAATGATTGCTTCTTGTGTCCTTGTAGTTAAATGAGATTTAACCAAGGTACTGGAAACCTCATTAATTGTGTTGTAAAACATTACGCTTTGTCCTCCTCTACTACAATTCGGACGTACATTAATCCTTCTGTTTCTTGAACAAATTGAGCGTCAAGATCATGTCTAATAACAAAATCTTTTACTAATTGTTCTGCCTTAGATCGGTAAATCATTTTGTCAATAAAGCCCCGCTCATTGCGTGGGCAAGTGAACTGGACGGAATCGAACCGTCCATGCTGTTCGAGGTCAGCACCGTCCATGAGTTCTAATAGATAGGAGGTACTCGGTTTAGTTCTTATCCCTCTTCATCTGCAACCTTGAATATCTGGGTAAGACAAGGCTTTTACAACAGCGCGGGCTATCTATAATCGTGGACTTACATAGCGAGTTTTTAGAACCTCAGCCATAGACGGCAGTTTTGGTACTGTTAATGCCACGTCCATGAGTTCGGGTGTGGACTTACACATGATTGACACAAAGGATGCTGTAGTACGGTTTCCAAAAGGAACAACGCTCTTGCGAGGCAGGCTTAATCTAGTGTTACGATGCCACGTCCATGAGCTACAGCGTCCATGAGATCGCCGCGTCCATGCTAAATATGTGTATGTGTATGTCGCGTCCCTGCGTCCGTGAGTGTGGAGTAAATGAGTGTGCGACTATGAGTGTGGAAAAAATAATTAGAGATATAATTAAATATCCCTAATTAATATACTAAAGTGTATAATTAACTCACTAAAGTATTAGCCACCTTGGCGCGGTTACCATGAGTAAGGAAAGCCACAACAACTTTACGATTTGATTGCTGACATATACCACAGGTTTTGCAAGTCACATCATCCTTAACTTGTGCGGGACATACTAGAACCCTGTGACCGTCTGGTGTTCGGGTTGGTGTTTCTTTACTGTTATCTACTACACATACAGCAGGCATACCTTGAGATATTGCCTCATCAGCATCACTTAAACTTTCACAAGAAGCATTGATAGTAAATCCGTTTTTATTGGCGTATTTGATAGCTTCAACATTATGTGTATTTCTTTTGTGATGTGTGTATGTATAACCACGTGCGCCTGATTCTTTGTTGGCTTCAACTAATCCCTTGAGTAAATCAAGGCGCATTAGTTCGTTACCTTCTGAGTCATTAATATATGGGATGTCTCCTGCTTGATTCATTCTCCATATTGTGTTGTGTTTCATGGACTTAATAAAGTCAAGGAGACCTTGCCAATCTGTGCCACGTTCACCAGCTGAGACCTTTTTCCAATGCTGGCGTAAGTGAAACCCTGATTTTGCATAGCATGAACCGCCAGCAAATGGGCATGTAGTAGGGCATGAGCTTTCTTCTGTTGTTGTGACTGGCATCTTGCCTGTCTTAGCATTGGAAGATACTTTTGTAATGTGGACTCTAGTCATACCGCCACACCTCTTATGTCATCTTCCTTGCAAGCACATAGATAGTAAAACAAATCACTCGCGTGTTCATCTAACTTTTCTAAGTCTTGTAAAGTTATACCTAAATCATTAAGAACACAGTTAATAACTGCATCCTTAATGAAAGTATTAACGCTCTGTAAATACATATAAACCCCCTTAAGCTAGTGATAGCTTGGAAGGTAGGGCATTTTTAGTATAAGAATTGCCTATATATTCATAGGTCATTTTACCGCGTAATGCCTTGCTATTACTAGGTTTAATAGCATTCTTTCTTAGGTACTGAATCCAGAAACCTAAACTTTTATTTTTATCATTGAGTAATGATATTAAACGCCTTCTTGAGACGTTGTTGTATTGGTATTCGTCACCTGATTTCTTGAATCTTACTATGACCTTGCGCTGTAATACATTAACAGCTGCAAATTCTAGACAGTCGCTGAATCTAGGTTTAACGATAGTGTAACCAAACATAATTAATAATCCTCGAATAAATGAATAGTTAGCACATTAAAGTGCTAGTGATTGCAACGGATTTGCACCGTTCATGATGTGTTGAAGGGTCACCGCACATCATCCACTAAAGGCAATCAGTTTAGTATTAAAATACTAAAGTGTATAATTACTGATTAACACTTTGTTCTATTCCCATTCAGTCCCTGTACTCGTTTGACTTAAGCCCTAGCTATCACGCTTTGGACTCAGGTTTAGGCATGAATCTTATTGGTTCTTATGTAAACTTAATGCCTAGTGTTACGTTTTAACCTTGTTTGGCTGTTGATTTTCACCGCCTTACAAGCTACTTAAACCCTGAATTTGATTGTTATGTCTTTTAATGTTTTATCGGTGTGAGGTTCTAGCTAGACAGCTGAGGGGATCACCGCCGATGTAATTAATATACCATGGTGTATTCTTAGCTTGCAAGATCAAATGATACAACCCGATGTTCAAGCCTGTTGGTAACTAGATAAATTGATTGTTGACCAGTAGCGCAACAGATCGCGAGAGAGTGAGAGCCACGTGTAAACCGCGCGCCTGTACGCTCCCGCGCGTTATTCGCGTGTGCGCCTGCGTTAATTGTTCCCGCTCCCGCGCGTTAGAAGCGCATATACGCGTGTTATCCCGCCAAAAATCAGGCTATGACAGGGATTTCGATAGATGACTAATCTGCCGAGCGGTTTTCATGGGGGGCTATGGGGGGAATCGCGCGTACGTACCCCTTCGTAATAGGCTTCAGAAATTTATGTCATTTTTTAAGGACCCCTGTCCGGATCAGTACATAAAGAGTAAGTACTGTCCAGAAGAGTATCTCTATACCAAGATTACCCATGTAACTCAAAATCCTGTTTAAATTGGAACAATCCTTTGTCTGTGAGCACATGTCTGTGCATATCATCAAAGACTTTAGGAGGTAAGGTACATATATGAGCACCAGCTGCAAAAGAGTTGGCAGCAGACTGAGCAGAGCGAAGGGATGCTGCCAATATCCGCGTTTGCGAGCGTTGAATCATGAACACTTTGGCAATTTCCCGAATAAGTCCGACACCATCATGACCATTATCATCTAATCTCCCCACAAAAGGCGAAACATACGTTGCATTAGCTAATGAACAGAGTATTGCTTGACTCACACTAAAAACTAAGGTCATATTGACTCTTATTGTCTGGTTGGTGAGGTATTTACAGGCTTTTAACCCATCAACAGTAGTAGGAAGCTTAATAGTTGCTCTTTCTCCGTATTTATTAGAAGCATCTAGCCCATTAGCTATCAACTCATCAAAATACTCACCTTCTACCTCAATACTTAGATCAGGTATGCCTCTAGCTAGTAATTCACAGTAAACATCATGTGGTTTACGTCCAGACTTAGCTATAAGAGTAGGGTTTGTGGTAACACCACTTATAAGACCTAGTTCTCTCTTATTTATTTCATCGACTTCCGCTGAATCAAGGAAGATCTTCATATTCTTTACCTATGGATATTGATCCATCCTCATGTTCTTTTATTACTGCTTCGTAGACTTCAGGCGGATGGTTTACCATGTAGTCTTCTATTGCATTGTCAACGGCTTGTTTTGACTTTAAGTTTATATATCTTTCTTCCCAACCAATTAGGTAGCCAAGTATTAGCCAGTTGAGTGGTTTCCAAGGAGTCTTTAGACTCTTGTATAACTTTCTAAATATTTCAAGTTTAAGTTTAGGCATTATGTATATTAGGTTTATGCAATACGAAGAATGCGAGTATTTATCTGAACAATGGTTTAAATACCAAGACAGAGCATTAGGTTATGCTGCTTGCTGGTACTACCACGAAACTAAAATAGAAAAATATTTTATTCCCATCATGAGTGATATACAAGTACAAACGACTTGCAATTAGGGCAGCTTAAGTTAGTTACTATCTTGTGTTCTGTCTCATCATCCTTATAATCAGTATCATCATCACCTCCCCATATCAAAGGGGTATTACATGAATAACAGTTCATATATAGTTAAAGGTAGGTGGGAGTATGTGTTTTAAAGTAATATCTTTCACGGATATTTATTAAAAGGGAGCCGAAGCTCCCAGTTACAAGGGTCCACCCTTCCCCTGTATAGGTAACGGTTCAGTCTAGAAGTAAGTTGGAGTAGATCTCCCTCCCTTACCTCTAGCTTGTTGTCTTTGGTTAACATCCATTCCCATAACTAGATGGTTGGTCATGGATTGAGGGTCATCGATAAAGCCTTCAAGGATGTCTTTAAATTCTTGTTCTTTACGTAGGTTGATCTGTTCCTGTGCTGATATAGATAGTGCATCTGTAAAGTATTTAACCCCTTGGGCTAGACAGTCTAATCTGTCGTCGTGTTTTACAGCGAACTTCATTCGGCACATTCTGCTCATCTGATAAAAGAGCATGTATAGGAGCCTACTTTCAGGTGGACTCTCTGGGTTCGATTTATAGTCCCAGTCAATAACCCCACGGTCAACAATAAGACGATGCTGGTTAAGTACAGGTTCAAGCGAGTCAATGATCCTGTCTTCTTTTCTGACATTCGCACGAACTTCGTCAATAAAGATCCTTTGTTTTGTCTGTTGAATATGTTTTTTAAATAATTCACTTACAATTCCGTCTCCAAAGTTTGTTTCGACAACCAACGAGGTAGCATTGTACTTTTTACATCCCGCGAGGATGTCGAGCAAGGTACTATCGCTGTACCCATCCCGGTATGCACGCATTTCATGCAAATAGATGAACCCGTTTTTTTGGGATAGATACGCAACAGCGGTTTCGTCTGAACCCCTACCGGAGGGGTCAACACTTGCAATGGTTTCGTTATATTCAGACCATTCGCCTTGCAGTTGCATAGGTGAATAGAAATAGTCTCCGGGGAGTCCCACGGTGGGGAGGTCTTTAATGATGTTTCTGGGATCTGAGCACCAAACAACGTTTTCGGGTGCAGTAGTAGGGTTAACGCTAGTAACGACAAGATCAGCCATTTTAAGAGGAAACTTCTCAGCATCACTAAGGGATGTATCGAGTTGAAATTGAAGCATAAAGTTGCTCCTTCCCATCGCTGACTCTCTTTGTAGTAGATCGTCGTCGGCAAATCTGTCTGGATCTGTAGGTTGTCCTGATTCTGCTCCATTGTCTATATCTTCCTGTAGTTGGGGTGCTATTAACCCTTCGTATTGGGTTACATCTTTGGGATATCGTGCCGGCCAAACAAAAGGACGATAATTACGCTCTGATAATTTCCTATAAACAGTAAAGGTTGTCTGAGGTGTACCCAGATACATAATTCGACTTGTGTCATGTGGCGTTAATATTGATTCGGCTTCAGTACATAGCTGTAAGAGTTTTTCTCTCATTAGCTCGGTCATTGAGTTACCGGGAACTTCTATGTCGTCGAGAATCATTAAATCGGCGCGGCTTCCGGTGAGCTGACCAGTTATACCCACCGACTTTACGCTTGGTGCTTGGTGGGGTGAGCAGTTCACATCGAAGCTTATTCGCGACCATCTTGCATCGTCGGACTTCGGTTGTAAATGAGAAAGCCATGGTGTTTCGATAATTAGTTTCTGTAAAAAGATACTCATGTTGTCTGCCCGTTCCTTCGAGGCAGAAATTATCATTATTTTCTTTTCCGCGTTATTAAATAGAGTCCATAAAACAAAAGCACCAGTAATCCAGCTCTTGCCAACTCCCCGAAACGCCTGTATCTGTAGTCGCTTGGGACCACTCTGCAAGTAATCTGCAATTGCATATTGTGCCCTCGTTGGAGAAGGGAGATCCAGCTGGTTCCACAAAGCTTGCAGAAACAGCTTGAAATCGCCCTGTAAGGCGGTTAATTGTTCGTTCATATACGAATGTGTATAAGTTATAGTTTCGTACGTCTGACGCGCTTCTTATTAGGCTTAGTATCATCTCCGAGGTTAAGAGCACCACGAGAGATATCAATACCAGTATTAGATAAATCTAAAGCTGCTGAAGCTCCATCTCCAATAACAGGTATCCAACCTATAGCACCACTTAATGCAGCAATACCAGCTTGGTCAAATTTACCTTGGGCTGCATAATCCCACGCCTCTTTACCTGATATAAGTATGTCTAATCCGGGTATAAGTTTTAGGGCTGATTTACCTCCACGCTTGGCTGCTATCTTAGCTATTTGTGAAGCAACAGCTTTCTGACCAGACTTACTTTTTAGCAATTCTCCGGCGGTTAATGTAGCTCCAGTTACAGCAGCTCCACCATAGTTACCAGACTTTACTGCTAAAGCTAAATTAAGTGCGCTATCAATCTTCCTTGCACCAATACCGTTTACTTTTCTGCTAAAACCATTTTTACCGTTCTTACCGTTTAGTTTTCCGTTACCGTTACCGTTACCGTTACCATTAGTTTTGTTGATAACCTTAGTAGTAGTATATTTTTTATTAGCAGTTTGGGTAAGAGCAAGGGCTTTTTCTGTATCTGTTGTAAGGTATTTTTTCTTTTTTGCAGCTAGTTCTTGAGCTTTAACCTGTTCAGGCGGTTCCCCACGCATAATACGGTTTCTTGTTTCACCACTTGTAGGATCACCAACTCTTTCTGTTAAACCAACTTCTATTTCAGCAGCTTTTTTAGGGGAAGTTGCCATACCAGCATCTTCAATACGTTGTTTCTTCCCTTCGTAGGTTTGTCCTTGATCTGCAAAGTTCTGTGCTTCAGACTCTGGATATTTAGCATGTGGAGATTCAACAGCATATTTACCATAGACTGAATCAGTATGACCTACCGTTGATTTTCCGGGGAAAAAGTCTTGAGCTTCTTTTAAAGCTACGTCTATATCTTTATTTTCTTTTAAAGCTCTGT